CTTTTTGAATATGTTAGATTCACCTTGGGTGATCAAATCATTGACATTGAGTTGGATCCAGCTCACTTTGAAGCAGCTTATACCCGTACTTTAGGCACTTATCGGCAGCGGGCACAAAACGCCTATGAAGAAAGTTATATCTTCATGGAGTTGATCAATGATTTGAACATCTATGAATTGCCGCAAGAAGTGGTTCAAGTACGACAGATTTTTCGTAGAACATTTGGCATTGCCACTGGGCCCTTTGGTTCAAACTTTGATCCATTCAGCCAGGCGCAGATGAATGTGTACCTAATCAATTTCAATCAAGCAGGCGGCCTGGCCACCTATGACTTTTACACACAATATGTGGAACTGGCTGCTAGAATGTTTGGTGGGTTTATCAACTACACCTGGAACCCAGTGACCAAAAAACTTCAGCTGATTAGAGATCCCAAAGGCAATGGCGAAACTGTGTTGCTGTGGTGCTACAATCTCAAACCCGAAGTAAACTTGCTTCAAGACTTTCAAATCAGTCAGTGGATTCGCGACTACATGGTAGCAGCCAGTAAAATGATCATTGGTGAAGCTCGTGAAAAATTTGGCACCATTGCTGGTCCGCAGGCCGGCACCAGTCTCAATGGCAGTGCCATGAAGGCCGAAGCTCAAACTCAAATTGATGCTTTGTTAGGACAGCTGGTCAATTATGTAGATGGATCACAACCGCTGACTTGGGTAATTGGCTAATGAAAACACTGATAGTTGGTTGTAGTTTTTGTAGCACACTTGGCGAACAACGACCAGAACAATGGCAACTTCATCCTGATGTTACAGTAGCATCAACTAGCGGCACAGGCAATCAGGCTATTGCTGCTAGAGTTCTCTATGAGTGCTCTCAAAACACATACAATCGTGTAATTGTAATTTGGACTGGAATCAATCGTCTTGATCTAATAGTTCCTAGGACATTGCACGAAACTTATCCAGGTGCCCAGGAAGGAAGCCCAGGGTACAGTTATTACACACCATTGAAATCTGAAGTTTGGTATCACTCTGGCGGATTCGGTGCGGGATGGTATTGGGACGATAGATGTCCTACAGATATTAAACAGTATTTCAAAACGCAATATTTAACAGCCACCCCGCAATACATGAGCGATATTACTTTGTCATCGATAGCAAATACGCAGAATTTACTAACTGTGTCTAACATCAATTACGACATGTCATTCATTTATGATATACATCGAGACTATAGAACAGATAAAAGTAGAAGATTAGAAAACGTCCTGGGCAGGCTAGTTTCGGATAGTCCGTATTATGATCTTGTTAATTGGAACAAAATTAAGACAAAAAATACCGCATACGAGTGGGCGACCCAGAACCCCTCTAGATTAGAAAGCGATACATTCCACCCTACTCGAAATGCCATGAGAGAATGGATTGATCTAACCTTTGGATTAGACATTGCTGTGTAGTTCTGCTACACTAACGCATGGATTGTATGATTGACATTGAGGGCTTGGCCACAGGCCCAGACGCGACTATTTTGACCATTGCGGCTCAATGTTTTGATCCATTCACACGGGGTTATTTCAAACAGCAGTACTATGCTCGAATCACTCTGGAAAGTCAAGAAGACCGCAACATTGAGCAAGGTACTATAGACTGGTGGGCAACTCAAAAAGCCGCACAAGAAGAAGCGTTCAATCCTGAGGGACGTATACCACTGAAACAGGCTCTGGAAGAATTACACAAACTGTGCTGGAAATGTAACAGAATTTGGATGAACGGGCCTACTTACGATGCCAACATATTGGAGCATGCTTATAAAAGTTATGGCATGCCGTTGCCTTGGCAATACTACAAGATTCGCGATGCTAGAACAGTTTATGGACTGGTGCCAGGATTGAACAAGTATCCAGCCTCGCATCACGCACTGGAAGATTGTCGTCGACAGATTGATCTGTTACACGACGCATTGGAATTTCTCAAAGTAAAGGAACTGGTATGATCATTGGAATTTGCGGATTGATCGGTGCTGGCAAAGACACAGCCGCAGATTATTTGGTAAACTTTCATGGATTCAGGCGTGACAGTTTTGCTGCCACACTCAAAGATGCTGTGGCAGCAGTGTTTGGCTGGAACAGAGACTGGCTAGAAGGGCGTACCAAAGCTTCGCGAGAATGGCGCGAACAAATGGATCTGTGGTGGAGTCAGCGTCTGGGCATGGAAATCACCCCACGATGGATTTTACAAAATTGGGGCACAGAAGTATGTCGCAACGGATTTCACAAAGATATCTGGATTGCCAGTTTGGAAAACAAGCTGCGCCAAACCAAGGACAATGTTGTGATCAGCGATTGTAGATTCTTCAACGAAGTTGATGCCATTAGAAATCTAGGCGGGCGTATTGTTTGGATTCAGCGAGGCCCTACTCCACACTGGTACGATATTGCTGCCAGAGCCAATCGCGGTGACACCAAAGCACAGCAGTGGTTAAAAAACGAAGGTATTCATGCCAGTGAAACTAGTTGGGCAGGCACTGATTTTGATTTGATCATTGCCAATGACGGCATGATTGATGATCTTTATCAGCAGCTCAACGGTCTGCTTGAAGATCACTTACCTGCCAAGGATTTGGCAGTCGTTTGATTTCTTCCACACAGTTCAAACACACTGTTCTTAGATTGGACAGTTCAGTGTTGTGTAGTCGGCCATCAATGTGATAGACCAGTAACTGACTGGCATATTTGGCTTTGAAACCGCAGCGATCGCAGCGGTCTTTTTTCTTGTATCCTGCTGACTGCCATCTGGGCACAGGTGGTTTTTGTTTGCGGCCACGACTGATACAGTGTCCACAGCGTTGGCGATAATGAACAATGTCATTTCGACGGTAGTTCACTGCTGCTGGTCTTTGATTACATGCTTTACACACAGGTCGCATGGCATATTTATTGAAAAACCTTTGCCAAAGGCCTGGCTAAACAAGCAAAATATCAAGGTTTCAATAAATATTTGAAAGTTTTACAAAGGAGCCACCATGGCACTGATTTCCCCAGGAGTACAAGTTACAGTAATTGACGAAAGCAATTATATTCCCGCAGCAACCAATTCTGTTCCCTATTTTGTAATTGCCACAGCAGAAAACAAAGTATCAGGATCAGGTGTTGGAGTGGCCGCTGGCACCACTGAAGCAAATGCTAACAAAGTTTATTTGATAACCAGTCAACGCGATCTCACTCAGACCTTTGGTGTACCGTTTTTCTACAAAACCACATCTGGCACAGCAATCAACGGATATGAACTCAATGAGTATGGATTACTGGCTGCGTACAGTGCTCTGGGAGCTACCAACAGAGCATATGTTCAACGTGTGAACATTGATCTCACTGAGCTCACAGGTACGCTGGTACGCCCTACTAGTGATCCTGCCAATGGCACTTGGTGGCTAAACACAACCAATACACTGTGGGGTATATTTCAGTGGAATATAACCACTGGTACTTTTACTAACCAAGTACCTGCTGCCATTGTCAGCAGCAGTGATCTCACTGGTGGTATCCCTAGCACCAGCTTTGGCAGCATTGGTGACTACGCAGTTGATTATACCAACGCTGACAATCCAATGTACGACAAAAACAGCCGCAACGATTGGGTCCTAGTTGGCAGCGATGATTGGAAAGTCAGCTGGCCCACAGTTCAAGGCACCAAGACCGTGACTGGTACTTTGTCACCAGGGTGGACAATCAACATCAATAATCAAGGTGTGACTGTGCCAGCTTCTCCAAACAATGATCTAGATGGCTTGGTAGAAGATATCAATAACGCCAATATTCAAGGCGTAACTGCGGCCAATGTTGATAGCAAATTGGTGATTTATGCTGACAGTGCTGCTACCAATGACGGCAGCAGCGCAGATGGGCAAGGCATTATCTACATAGATGAAAGCAGTACTACAGCACTGATGACAGCTCTGGGTATCACTAAAGGTGCTGTGTATAACTCACCATTTTTACAACAAAGCCCAAATTACACTGTGCCACGTTGGAAAACAACTGACACAGATCCACGCCCAACTGGCAGTGTTTGGTTCAAAACCAATACTCCCAATCTTGGAGCTAATATATCTGTACTACGTTACAATTCGTCATTGGAACAATGGGTCAGTCAAACTGTTGGATTGTATGAATCGCCCATTGCTGCCACAGCAGCCCTGGATCCCAGCGGCGGAGGCAAAAACATTGCG